AAAACTACTGAACGCATTGCTTCAATACTTTGATGTAGTAAAGACTCAATATCCTGATATTAAAGAGCCTAAAGAAGTATTAGAGCCACAAGTTAAGATGATTACCAATGCATTTAACATATCTGATGTTAGATATAAAGCAGGAAACTTGCATATAGATGTTATATATGATAATGTTAAAGTTAAATGTGGTAGATGGTATGAATTGGGGACTTATACATGCGTTATTTCATTAGCTGCAGATAATTCTTTTAGAATCATGTTTTATGAAGATTCTCAGAATATCTACGGCAGGGAAGTTGAAGTTAGTGCTAGTCACCCTCATATACAAAGTGGAAAGCCTTGCTGGGGAGGATTTAAAACTCCTATCTGGAATGCTTTATACGCATTAAACTATATGGGTGCATTAGCTCAAATCAAATCGTATCTAAACTCTTATAATGGTAGGTCAACATATGTTCATGCTATGTATTATGATAGGGACATATTATTACCGAATAAAGAGCAAAGAGAAGCTGTTTTTGGAAGGTCATATACTCCAACTAGAGTATTAGTAAGACATAGAAAAGCTCTTAAAGAAGATGAGAATGTTATTTCATTTGAACCTACTTGCGGTAATGCTGCAATTATGGACATGAATACATGGCTTGGATTCTATTATGATAGAGGCTATAGAAATGGTGTTTTAATTAAGCATGTCTATGATTTCTTTGATAAACAAGTACCAATATATCCTTGTTTTAGAATAGTTAAAGCGTTTTGGGCAAATTGTCCAAATATTAGTAGTGCAGAGTCAGGTTTAAATTATTATTTAGACAAAGCTACAAGAGCATTTAATATGGCACAAGATGTATTTGAACTTGCAGAAGATACTGAAAACACTGAAGCAATTGACAAAGCATCTGAGGCATTAAAGATTGCTAGAGGTCAGTATAAAATAATAAGAGAAACTAAAACTGCAATGCTTAACTGTAGACAATTAAAGCGTGGAGACTATTTTAGTGAGAAATTTGGAATATCAAGATATAACAGAGTTTTAGAGCTTAATAAAGATACTAAAGACAGGTATTATGATATCCAAGATAGTCTAAACTTTTTAATATCAAATTCAAGCTATAATACACCATTTGAACCAAAAGAAACAGCCCTTTTTAAGAATATTGATAAAATCATAGATAAAAAAGCATATCTTGCTTATTTCTATGGTGAATCTGAAGATAATTCTAAAATATTTGATTGGTCATCAATTAAAATGCTTAGCATTGAAGAGGTTTGTGATAAATTAGAAGATGTATTGTCACAACTAACAGATATGCAAATATCTATCAGAAAATATCAATTAAGAAGGTTAGAAAGACATTATAATCAACTATTTATGGAGGTACGAAATGCAACTTATAATCTTAAACCAGGTACAAAACCACATCAACTATCTTTTGACACGATTTAAAGGTACTGAATGGTCTGGACCTGCTTTTTATAGTTATAAAACAGATGAAGATGGATTTCCTGCTGAATGGACACTAGAAGGTATAGTTCCATTAGATTTAGGGAGTACAGCTTCAACTGAATGGGGTGGTGAAGATTTCATTAAAGTTCAAAAAGAAATCTATAAACTACATCCTGAATATCGTCAATGTTATTTAGGATTGATACATTCACACCATGAACTAGCTGGTGGAGCATATTTTAGTGGCACAGATACTAAACAATTAGAAGAAGCTGCCAATAAAGTAGGTTATCCTAGCTTAGTAGTATCAACAGTATCAGGAAAGACACATGCATTTGGAATATCTTATAAAGATAACTTCAATCAAATACATGTTATTGAATTTGATGATATTGTTATTAAAACACCTAAAGTAAAAGTAGAAAAAGAATGGCAGAAATGGGCAAATAGAATTAAGAAACAAGCAGATTCTAAACCGAAAAATGTCTACGCTTACAATAGGTATCAAGGAAACTTAGGCTTGAGCTATGACCATAAGAGTCATAAGAAAAAGCAAAGACAAATTGATAAACTAGAACAACAGTATGATAAAATAGAAGCTAAATATGATGATATCAGATTAGCATTCCAGGAAGGAAAAGCAACGAATGAACAAGTAGAAGCAGTTCAGGGAAAGCTAAAAGCTATATCAGATAAATTATATAAAGTTACAGGATATCATACTCCTAACTTATTTAATGGAGGAGGATATTATGGTTTCTAATAGATTCATGCGTAATAAAGACTTGATTGACCAGAAACTGCTCAAGTCTGTCAGTGTCATAGGTGCAGGAGGGGTGGGCTCAATGCTCATCCCTTGTGCAGCAATGATGGGATTTAAGAAGTTTGTTCTTTGGGACGATGACAATCTAGAAGAACATAACTTAAGCACAACAGCATATCCAGATAGTATGATTGGTAAACCAAAAGTCGAAGCAGCAACAGAATCAATTAGGCGATATTGTAATGCCGATTGGACTCATATTTCAGCTAAAAATGAATTATGGTTTCCTAATTGTGACTTAGAGGATATAGTATTCATGGCTCCAGACAATATGGAAGTACGTCTAAATGTTTGGAGAAAATGGAGAGCTAATCCTAATAGGATATGCTTAGTAGATATGCGAATGGGTGCTTTAGGAATGGAAGTGATTACTTTATCTAAAAATAATAGTGATGACTTTGGTAAGACATGGAAGCCTAGCACTTCAATATCTGATGACCCTTGTACAGCAAAACATACTATTTTTACTGCTACAACTGTATCGGGAATTGGACTGTCACAGGCATTTAATGTGTTGCATAATAAGCCATTTTATTCGTATATTTGGATGTCGTTATCACCCTTCAAAGTTATTAGAGAAGGGTTTAATCATAATATGAAAAATGGAGTAGTAAATGAAGAAAGTCAAGAGGAAACCGTTATCGGTTAATCCAAAGACTCTCTTGTTGTATGGACCGCCAAAGATTGGTAAAACAACTATGCTCAGTAATCTTGATGATTGTTTAATCGTAGATACTGAGCAAGGTTCATCCATGATAGAGGGTTATATTCACGAAGTAAATGACCGCAAAGAACTAATAGATTTTATTAGTGATTTATCTACAGACAATCCTTACAAATATGTAGCCATCGACACTATCGATAAGGTAGCAGATTGGGCTGAAAAAAGAGTATGTGAGGAAAATGAAGTAGCAGCACTAGCAGACTTGCCGTTCGGAAAAGGCTGGGGTTTGCATCGTGAAAAAGTAATGTCAACATTAAAATTCCTAAAATTAGCATCTCCACATCTTATTATAGTTGGACATAGGAAGATGGCTAGAGCCATAGTAGAAGGACAGAATATGGTAGAGCCAGAATCTTTAGAGCTTACAGGTAGGCTAAAGAATATGATTATGTCTGATTGTGATGCGATAGGATATGTATATAGGGAGCCTGAAACAGAGGAATTACGAATTTCTTTCAAAGGCAATGGTGCATTAGAAGCAGGTAGTAGATGTTCTCATCTTAAAGGTCAGGACATCAAGTTTGATTGGAATCTAATATATAAAAAGGAGGCTAAATAAATGGCTTTATTTAAACCAGCCGTAAGTCAGAGCAGTGGTAATAGTGGCTTTTTAGGCGTACAAGAAGTAACCATAACAAACTTTGAAGATAAATTTGATAAGTTTGCTTGGGCACATGTATATCTTGAAGTTGAATTAAAACAGAGAAATAGTCAATATTCAAAACTAATGAGAATTGCTGGAAGTTTTGATTTTGAACCTGATGGAAGAACTATCCAAGGTGGTTCTGTTTTAAAAAGAATATATAACCTATTTGGAATGTTAGGTTGTGACGCAGGTATCAGTACAACAGGGTCATGGGAAGATGGCGATGGAAATGAAATTAAAAGCATTGACCAATTCTTATCTGAAAAGTACGCTGCTAGCGAACCAATTGAATCTTATCCATATCTAGCATATATCTATAAAGAGAAAAATCCTAAAACAGGAAAAGTCTACACTACGGTATATCCTAGATTATGGGCAAACAATAATACAGGCAAGATTGAAATTGAAAAAGATGTTGCTTGGTTAAAGAGTAAAAATGTTATCAAAGAGCATGTTGAAACAGATGTAACTCCTGCTGGAGAAACAACTTTAACAGGCACAGGTATAGACGCTCTTTAATGAAATATCTAGAAATAGCACAAGGGAGTCCTCGTAATAGGGGACTCCTAATTGCTAAAGAATCCTTAGTTAAATATATTAAAAAAGACGAAGCATTGTTCCGTTCAACATATCTTTATGATGATGATGCAATGGACTATGTAAATTCAAAAGGTAGCTTAAGGGATTTCTTTGGTAAGCGTTATATAGACAAAATCATAATTGATATAGATAAGAAAGATAATTCTGATGAACTAACACAATCAAAAGCTATTGATATAGTTAATAAATTAGAAGACTTTGGAGTCTATAACAATTCTTATATCATATTCTTCAGTGGTACAGGATATCATATAACAGTAGCAAATGATGTATTTGGATTCGAACCATCTCCAGATTTGCCTTTAAAAGTAAAAAGTACATTAGTAAAACTCTTTCCAGAGGTAGATGCTGCAGTATATATAAGAACAGCTATATATAGAGTACAGCATACCATTAATAAGAAAAAGGATTTATATAAAATACCTTTAACTAAGGAAGAGCTAATGAACTTTGAACCTAAAAGGATACAAAGCATGGCACAAAATGGTAGATATGATTTTACATATACACCATTAGAAGGAAAGAATCAATTAAACAAATACATAATTAATGATTTACCAAAAATAATATCAATGAAGTCTGTAGTTGAGCCCAAAAACAATGTTCCTTGCGTTCAGGATATGCTAATGAAAGGACCAAGAGAGGGCGGTCGAGCAAAAACTGCACTTCGTATAGCAAGTCATTTTAGGAGACATGGTATTCCTAGTGACTTTGCTAAATTGTCATTATTACATTGGAATAATAAATCATTAAATGATAAGAAGATTATTGATATAGTAGAAAATACATATAATTATGGATATCAACATGCTTGCTCAGATGAAATTATGAGAGAGCATTGTAAAACTAATTGTATACATTTTCAAAGAAAGGATTATTTAATAGGTGTAAAGAGTTCAGGTGAGTTGCAGAAAGATTTACATGAACGATTAACTACTAACTTTCAAGGTAGAACTATTAAACTATCTAAGATGTTAGGATTAAATGTCGATAGTGATATATATCCAGGCGAATTAGTTACGATTTTTGGACCTACAGGTTCTAATAAAACTACATTTGCTCAGAATATAGCACTAGGTATGGATTTTGTTAATAATAGAATCAATAGAGAATGGCAAATCCCAACATTATTCTTATCTTTAGAGTTATCAGATTGGTATATGCATCGTAGACATCTTCAAATAGTAGCTGATGTAAGCAAAGAAGATGCTACAGATAATTATGATGGTATATATGAAAAACATAAAGATGAGTTGTCTCACCTCGTTGTACAAACTATCTCACCTACAATTAAAGATATACAAACTAAAATTAAAGAGCTGCAACCAGCTTTAGTAGTTGTGGATTATATTGATTTAATTGAAGTTCCAAAAGGAAGAGCAGAATATGATAAGATAAAACATGTATCTCATAGTCTCTCAAACTTAGCTGTAAATATGGATGTAATCATTATACAGATTTCACAAGTAGCAAGAAATTATAGTAGAAATGATGTTCTAGATTTATATGCTGGAAAAGGTAGTGGTGCAATTGAGAATGCTAGTCGTAAAGTAATTGGCTTGAATGGTCAAGCAAACGAAACAGCCAAAACAGTCCATATGTTTAAAAATACAGATGGAGATAGTAATTGGGAATGTGACGTTGAATGGCATCCAAGCTTTAGATTAAGGAGAACAAATGTTTGACAAATATGATATGAATAAAGGGTTTTATTACACCTTATTTTACGGAATACTCAGGTTTGGTATCTTATGGGACCAAACGCTACCAGATAGAAGTATTTATTTTTGTCTAGGAATCAGCAAAGCTGAAATTGCCTTTACACTAGGTTGGAGAAAGTAATGAAAAAAACAAGAAGAGCTAATAAAAATACACTAACTTGGGAATCTAAGTTTAAACCAAAGCTAGTAAAGCTTCATAAGAATCACTGGAAAACTACATTTCACAGGCTTATGAAAAAATCATCAACATTAAAAAGTACATTAAAGAGGAGGTCAAAAGAGTATGAGGTTATTTGCAACATATCTCTTAAAGAGATTAGAGAGAGTCTGTACACAGCGTATGGAAAGGATTGTAAATACTGTACATCTCGGTTGGTACTTAGTAATATTGTATGTGACCATATCACACCTTTATCTTTGGGCGGTGGGAGTATTCCCAGCAATCTACAAATGATATGTGCACGATGTAATACTAGAAAAGGACCTTTAACTGATTCTCAGTTTAGTTCTTTATTAGCTTTTCTTGAAAATCAAGAAGATTTAGTTTCTGGCTACGTTCTTAGGAAATTAGCTAGGGCTGATGTAATGTAATTGTGGGGGGCTTGTCCAAACACAAAAACCCGATTACTGGATTTGACATTCAGGAGTCTCCTTATGTAAAAAAATATTGCCTGGCTGGAAGTTGCAGGAGTCTGATTTAGTTTTAGTCGAATTAAAGAAGGCAGTATAAAAACTCTGGGGCAACCCTCTTACATTACGAAAGGAAAGTTATGATATACGCACTAATACTATTCATAGGGCTGGAAGCAGATAACTGCCTAAACCCTGAAATGGATAACAAAGGTTTGGTATGCTCATGGGAAAAAGAAGATTTCCGTATCTACATTAATGAGAAAGAAGGAATATACGATAGTACTCTAATGAAGAGGCATAACCCGAACGACAATAAAATAGAAGCAGCAATGAGAAAGAAGTATTGGGAAAAGAAAAACGAGGAGTGGCGAGCACAGCGAGAGCTCGACACGACGAGTAAAGGAGGTGAAAATGTCGGACAATAGAAAAGATAGTTACAAAGCGTTTTTAAGGTCAGCACCTAAAGTAATGTCTAAAACAGACCATTACCAAGCATCATTACCGCCACATATTAGGAGTAGGATGAAATGGAAGGTTAATGAAAAAATTAGAATCTTAACTGATAGAAAAAACAATATTGTAATCATTAAACAGGGAGATGAAGATGTCGATGTATAACAAAGATAGTAAATTCGATATTGATTTAAGCTATGGAGAAATAAAAGAAAAACATCTTGCATTAATATTGATGGACGAAAAGTTGGAAGTTAAATCTGAACGTGGTCAATGGCAAGAGACTGGAAACATAGCTGTAGAATTATCTTCTAGAGGAAAACCAAGTGGCTTAGTAACAACAAAAGCTAATTGGTGGGTAACAACATTAAATGATGGAGATAAAGTAAAAGGAATCATCATGCTACCAATAGCTGATATGAAGAAGCATACCAAGGCTATAGTAAAGTCAGGTAGAGGCAAAGTAGTTATGGGTGGCGATGATGATACCAGCGAGTTAGCATTAATTCAAATAACAGACCTAATAAAGGAGGTACAAGATGATAAAACTAAGTAAAACTCTTTTTAAAGAGATTCGACGTTCCTGGAGAAAAAACATTCTCGGAAAGAATCCTATTGGAAGACCTAGAAAGAGGAGAAAGAAAAAGTGAGTAATAGAATAGGTAACGTAATAAGAAACGAAAAATCCTATCATGCAATGGCTAGGAAAGAGAAACCAACATATCGAGAAGAATATAGAGGATTAACACAAACTCAAATGTTATATCAATCAGCTCTAGATTATTCTGATAACGGTCGATGTTGGTGGGTAAAACAAAAGCTAATAGAAGTTGTGCTAAGAGGTTAGATATGACAAAATCAGATGTAAAAGCAATATCGAAAATAATCAACGGCGTTCTGTATGGAACCTATTGGTTTAACCCTATGGTCGAAACAGTAGGTAGATATTTAGAGAGTAAGGGTATAGTTGAGAATAAGGTCGATTTTAAGAATATGTGCATAAATGGTAGTAAATCGGAAGAAAATGACGATACCCTTGTTATATATCGCTCAACAGATAAAAGGCCCGAAAAAGCAGTATATATAGACAAAGAAGGTATAACATACAGTTCTTATAGTATATATAAGGCTTTAAAAGACCTAAAAGCGTCTCAAGGCAGAATGTTAAAAATAGTGACTCAAACATATGGTTATAAACGAAAGAATAAAAATAATAAACGATAAGACGTTTTTCGAGTGCGTCATGTGCGGAAGTAAAGGTAAAGGTAAAATGTACTGGTATAAATTTATAAATTATATACGAGACTATGACCCTGAACCTTTACATCCCATGTGTAGGAAATGTGTCTATAAAGAAGAGCTAGGTAGTAAGTTATTATCTAAAAAAATGAAGGAGGGTAGCCTTGGCTAATAAGAAAGTAACACGACATCAAAAAAGGAATTTCAACAATAAAGAAGCAATTGTAGCGATTGCTAGAGAACTTGCTGAAATAAGGGATAGAATTTATATCATGGAAATGGCATTTGACATGTATATAGATTTTAGAAAGACTAGTAAAACAAATGGTAAAAAAGCTTTTACTAAATTTATGACAGATAAAATGAAGGAGGGGCAAGATGCAGCACAAACAAATGATAAGCCTGATGGAAAAAATTCTAAAGCAGGCAAAGCAAATCCATAGTAAAGGACAAAAGGAATATGCTCACGATACTAATAATGTATTTGCTAACTTTGAAAGAGTATCATCTAATCTAAACATATCAAAAGAAAAAGCACTTTTGGTCTATCTACTCAAACATATCGATGGGATATGCTCACATGTGGATGGTTATGAGACACAAAGGGATTCAATCTTTGGTCGGCTAACTGACGCTATAGTATATCTCTGTATTCTTTGGGCTATGATAGAGGAAAGTCAACAAGGGGAGTCGTAAGGCTCCTCTTAGTTCTTTCTTTATAAGATTTTACTTTCCTACTTTTTTCATTGCTAATTTATGTGATTCTGTAAATGTCTTTCCTTTATTCATAGATTTAACCATCTCAGAAATATGATTTTTAGTATGATGCTTTGAATGTCTTTTCATAGCATTTTGCTGTCTTTGATTTAATGTTGACAAATTAACGCCTTTAATTTTCACTTCTAACTCCTCTTGACTTTTTATTATGTGTTCTTTTCTTTTTAAAAACTTTATTATACTTTTCAGCATAATCTTTAGACCATCTAATTCTATAATTATCACCTTTTCCACTCATATTACTTGGTATCCACTTTTTTAGCAAGATTACCACAGGTAGTACAAATAAAGTCTTGTGGTGGGTGCGAATTCTTTTCTAATTCTTTTACTTTCTTTCTTAAATGTTCAACTTCATTTTGAATATCAATAAACTTTTCAACTAAACTATTTAATCCTAATCTACTTGCCATTAGTCAAAGATACTTGGGGTTGGAGGAGCTACTTCTTGTTCTTTGCCCATAAATCTTTGAGCTTGCATAACAGGTAGTCCTGTAGTTTTTTCAATTGTTCTAATTGGATTTTGTATAATATTACCTGGTCCAACAATATCTCTAGCCATTCTTCCAAATGGGAACATAGTCCACATATAATATTGAGATAATTTACTCCAATCATCATCAACTAAAGCACGAGCAGTCGCAGGCAACACCCTTAAGACAGGAGGAGTAATCATCTGTAATGGAGCTACCTGCGTTGGCCATGCTCCATAAAAAGCTTTATTACGCTCATTTTCATCACCTAACAACCAGTCAGCAGTATCTTGATACCAGTTCCATGGAGCAGGTAATGCAGTTTCAAATATAGAATACATAAATACATTTGCCATAGCAAACATAAATAAGTCTAATTGTTTAGTTCTTTTATATCTTTCATAAGCTTCAGTTCCAGGCCTGTATCCATATATTCTAGCTTCACGATTTATATCATTTCTAAATCTAACTGAATTCCATGACCATAACTG